GGGCAGGTCGATACCTGAATCTTGTTGACCCAATCGGCTTCTGTCGGGTTGGCGATGCTAGTCGCCTGAATCCAGAATGTTGTGGTGTTGTATCGAAGGTCTAACAGCCCCGCCGCACCGTCCTGTAGTCGAACCGGAAGTTTGTGCAACTTTTGGCCCGGCAATCGCTCCGATCGTTTGACTGATTCAACGATGCGAAGTACCCCGGCGGAATCGAAAGTGTATGATTCGTTTGCCATTTATGCGAAGGGGTTTGGCAAGCTAAGGGATACCCAAGGGATTTCTGTGTATAGCACGAATCCAGCAGCGGGATAGATCACCGTCGCTGCTGCTGCTGTCAATATGCGTCCACTCCCATTTAAGTATGCGGGTATTGCCGTTGGAACTTTAACCGATCCAGTACCAGTACCACTATCGACCATAATGCGCTTGGAAACGCCGCCAACCAGCTCATTAAACCCGTTGTCCACCGTTTTCAACCGCCAGTTATCGCGCCTGAAATCGATCGGATAAGTTACTTTCCAAAACGTATAAGCCTGCTCGCGAACCTTCGTCGCTGATATTTTTCCAAGCCTTGCGAGCCTGATGGCCAATCCGTGAAACGCATCCGAGTTTACGGTGAAGCTAAAATTAGTGATCTTGGTTGCCGGATTTGCTAACTCGTTGCGCGTTATCGATACCGAGCCGCCGCCCACTGGTCGTTCTGGAAGTTCCGAATACTGATCGCCAGCCGAATTTCTAAATGGCGTTCCCGCCGCGTCGATCGTTTCAACGATCGAAAACTCAAGCCCCTCCCATGAAATTTCGGCGGCTCGATCTATCGGATTCTCAACAAATTCCGCCGAAAATTCCGGCGTTGCCCACGTTGCGGTATAGTAAAAAACCTGCTTCGTGGGGCTGCTGTCTCGATCGCGAGTGACGTTCACGCGGGAGACAACCAAGCCGTTGGCGTCAACGTCGCCGAGCTCCGGCATGCCTGTGAACGAACTTCGCCGCACGGTGCGAGCGGTTTCAGCACCATCGGTGCGGACGATATACGTCTCGGTTTCCTCCGAGCCGTCAAGCGATCCGTCCGCAACAATTTCGATGAGTACGATGGATAGGATCATTTAGAAGGTTGCGATTGAAGGAACACCGATCGAAGTGATGCGAGACAGGATCGCCCGTTGTGTTTCCGTTTGGGTTTCCGCTTGCCGCAATATCTTCTGGTCGTTCTTCTGCTTATCGCCGGTGGTTTTGGCTTCGATGTTTGCGAGCAAGTCGGCGGTGGCGGCACTGCCGGCTTCCAATAGTTTCGGCGAGTCGAGTTCCCCTAAATCAGCCGGGCGATCGAGTTCGTCTTTGGCTTTTGTGACCGCTCGTTGATAGGTTTCCCAGTCGATTTTCCCCATCAAAAGCAGGTCACTGAGTTGATCCAGTTGCTGCTGATACTTTTCAAACGGGAGAATATTATCTTCCATGACCTGCGCGGCGAGGTTATCCAATTCCTTTTGACGATCCTTCGCGGCCTCTAGCTCGTCCAGAGTGCTTAATAATTTCTTAGCTTCTTCGGTTTGCTCGGCGGTGGCCCCGGATGCAATGAGTTCGGCGACGGCCCGCTCCTTCTCGCTCATGCTGAATTGCTCAACCTTTGTGCGCAACTTGTCGATTGCGTCGGCGGCTTCTTCCGCACCGACATCCATCGCTTCAAAGGGGTTGTTTTTCGGCTTGGCCTCCGCCGCGGCCTTAGCTGCCTCTGCCGATTTCTTTCGCAGGTCGTCAAAAAACGTGCCAACCGCCGCTGAATTGGCCCCACTTAAAAACTTGTCCTGCGCCTCTGTGGCTGCGTCGGCCAGTTCGTCCGCCTGCTTATTCATATCCTCGGCCATTACCGAAAAGGTGTCCGTCCATTCGATGTTGACGCCCGGCAGCAGATTTAGAAGTGCTACAACTCCTTTGCCCAGGAGGTCAATCGCAATCAAGGCCCCCGCTGCCGCGCCGACTACGATCGCCTTAAAGCTGAGCCACAGAGAATTTAATCCAGACACCCAATCCGATAGCTTCGCTACCGTCGTCGCGATCCACTCCACCGCGTTTGTCACCACTTCGCCCGATCCGCTGCCACTCGTTGCAAATGCAGTCATCGCATCAGCGGCGGCGGTAATAAATGGCGACAACTCAACCGCAATCTTTTGGCCGATCCCTTCAAAAATCTTTCCCGCCGTCGAAAGCGCATCGTTCGCCGCCTCGACTTGAGCGGCATCAACGCGGGTAAATGACAGGCCAAGCTCTTCGGCCCGCTTCTGCAGAGCGTCCATACCTGCCACGCCTTCAAACAGAAGCGGCAGCAGGCCATGCGCGGACTTGCCGAAGATATTGATAGCCGCGGTGGCGCGATTGCCGGGCTCGCTGATTCCCGCCAGTCCGTCGCCGATCATGGCAAATATCTGATCGGGCGACTTCCCCGAAAGATCGGCCATACTCAGGCCAACAGCCTCGAATGCCGCAACTGCACTCGCACCGGCTGCACCGCCCCCGCCAATATTCCCCAGCGTCTTGAGCATTTTTTCCAAGCCGCCGGTCAACTCTTCATTACTTACACCGGCCAGGTCTGCGGCATATTGCAGGCCGACGAGCTTTTCCGTGGCAATGCCGAGGCGGTCAGACAACTTCGCAACGCTGTCGATCGATTCAAAACCCTTCTTCGCAAAATTTACCAGCGCGGCTGCGCCAGCTTCTACAACTCGCGAGATAACCATCCCCGATGCAACCGATGCTGATTGCGCCGCAAACGACGACATGGCCTTGCGCGCCTTGCCAAAAGACGACACGAAGCCGTTGACGTTGCCACTAAGGAGAACTACGAGTTTGCCGATTGTTGTTGCCATTGCTTCGTGCGCCCCATGCGAACATTGCCGACTTTAGTTCATCGTCGTCCATCGCCTCGGCCTTCTTGCCGCGGGTCGTGAACATGAAATCGCTTAGTTGTGGCGGGGATTTGAAATTTGCCTTGACGATCCAATATGCAATTTGAGCAGAACGAAAATCATCGCGGAAAAATCCGAACGGCTCCACGGCATAGAACGCTTGCCAGCCGAGCATGTCTTTCGCAGTCAGGATTTGCTTGAGGTGTCGCGGCGACGGAATCGAGAGTTCAAGGCAGAGTAGATAATGAAATCGCTCTGCCTCGCTTAGTTTTTTGCGTCGCCCTCAAGTTCGTCGGGAGCGAATCCGTTTAGTTTCAATGCTTCGGTGCAGATTGTTTTGACATACTTTGCGGGCATTTTTGCGAGCACCTCTGCGTCTGCGTCGGCGAACAGCCGCGTACCGTCGGCATCGCACGCACACAGCAGCACCCACGCAACCAGCCACGGCGTGCCGATCTCCGTCATTGCCTTTGCGTGTTCGGTGTCCGCGACGGAAAGCGAACGAACGTAAACAGTTCCCTGCTTGCCAAGTTTTACAGGCCGAACATCGGTTGCGGAAAGCGATAACAGTTCTTCGCGTGTCATATTGAATCCCTCTTATGCAGCGGCGGTGAACGTGAGCGCGCCACTCACCTTGACTACGCCTTTGGCGGTGATGATGGTATCGAGCGTCAACTCCTGCACCGCGAGTGACTTGATGTAGCCTTCCCAAAGGTGTTTTGATCCGTCGGCGTACAGAATTTTGAACGCCCTATCAAGACCAATCAGGGCGTCCATGGTGTCCTGCGCCGTCTTGAGATACTCGAACGTGAATTCGGCTTCCCCGTTTTCTTGAATGCCGGAGGTGTATTCCCGTGTTGCACTCTCAAGATGAGAAATATCAATATCGGGAACCTCTTGCGTCGGCGGTGCGATCGCCGAGACGCGGGCCACGGCGGTCGCCGCTTCCGCACCAGTAACTCCATATAAAAACGTAGCGCCCTTAGCTTTGGTTGGCATGTGCGTAACTCCAAAAAATGTTCAAGAAAAATCGCCGTTCAGAAAAGAACGAGCGCAGAAAAGTCGAGACTCATTCGGTACGTCGGTTGCTCTTCGCCATCCTCAGCGGGTGGCGTCAAGTCTGCCGTGCCTTCGTGTTTGATATTGGCGATGTTGAAGCCGCCGATCGTGCCGCCGTAGTAGTGCAGCGCGTTCTGCACCAGCAGGGCCAGCGACCGCGCCGATAACAGCGTGACGGCATAAACATCTACCTGAAAACCTACGGTGGAATGGGATGCTTCCGCGTCAAGGCAATCGTTCGGACTGTCGCTGGTAATCTGGTAAACCACGCGCGGATATGAATCGTCCTGCGCCGCCTGGGTCGGACGAATGCGCCCGCCGCTCGCCGCGTTCACGGCTACATCTGCGACGAGAATTGCGCGGATAGAAGGCTCGATCATGATTATTTCTTCGCTTCGTTGACGACGCCGGCGGCGAGAGCGGACTGCGCAACATCCAATGCTTGGGACTTCGTTGAACGAAACGCCGGCCCAAGAAACGGGTGAGGTGGCGCGGGTCTTGGCCCCTCGTGGCCTTGCTCCACAAGGTGGGCGATTCTGCCCGGAACATGCTTCTTGCCTGCAACGAACCCAATGGTTTTCATACGCGGCCCGATCGCCACGACAACCGTTCCGCTCTTGTAGCTCTTTATTTTTTTGCCCAACGATTTCTTGAGCAGACCGGATCGGTTCGGAGATAGCTGTCTTGCTCGTTGTAGAACCGGCGTTGCGGCCTTGCTCATTGCTGAGCGAAGCACGCTCTTTTGGACTTTCAGCGGCATTGCGCGAAGTTTTCTCGCAAGTTCCTTGTCGCCATAAATAACCATTCCGGGCTTCGCCATTAAATCGACACGACTTCCGTGCAATATGCCGCGTGTTTTTTTTGCCGGTTGTCCACATCAATCAGAGCGTTGATAGAAAAAAACCTGGCGTTGAGCCGAAAGCGATGATCGGGCAGTATCGATTTATCGAATCGAAAGATAACGACGTGGGATACCGTGGCGTGAACCGCCTTGCCCCGCTCTAATTCGCGGCCAGCCAGCGGAGACAATTGCGCCCATACTTTTCTACTGTCGGCAAATGCCACTGACCTTTCGCCCAACGTGCTTTCGGTCGTGCGGGTCGGAACCTGTATCCACAATCGAGTTCGCATCTGGCCGGCAACCATGTTCGTGTCGGTCGTGTTCACGAATAGCTCCCCCACCGCAGCCGCCATGTGAGCGATTCGACGGCCATCGGTACGGCATTGACCGTACCCGCGTTCACAGCTTCGCGATTCTCATACATATGACCAACCCACAGCAGCACCAGTTGCTTCGCTGCCGCTGGTATCGTCGTGGTTGTCCAGCCCGCGGTGTAGTTCACCTGGATTGCGTTCGCCTGCGCCCGTGCCGTCGGCCATGATTTGCCATACGCCAGCACCACACGCCCGGCCTCGCGAACGGCGTCGGCGGTGTAGTTGCTCGCGTCCCACGTCTGCGTTGCGCCGGCGGCGTCCACATAGGTCAACGAAGTAATCGTTGCCAGCGGCGGGCGCGGCAGTTCAATGGCGTCGCCGTCTGGAAACTCGTCAAGGTACATCCGCAGCGTCTGCGTTATCAGGGCGCGTGCTGTGTCGTTTTCGACTTGCTCGCGCGCCGATTGAATGAGCCGGCTAAGCGTCCGGTTCTCATCGTCGTTGTCGATTCGACAATGCTCCCGCGCTTCCGCGAGAGTGACCGGCTCGACCGTGGGGGCGGCGACTACAGAAAACGATGCCACGTTAATGATTCGCCTTTCCGCTCACGGGCTTTGTCTTGGCCGGCTCGCGAACCGCCCCTTCCTTTGGAACTTCAACGGGCCGCACTTGCTCGCCGAGTTCCGCACTCTTGGCAAACTTTCCATCAACGAACGATTTGCCGTCAACTTCGGAAACTTCGTAGGTCTTTCCCGCCTCTAAATTTCCGTTAGGGCCGCACGCAGTGGTAATCATGGTTATTCGCATGTTTTTCTATCCAATCAAAAAGTGAAAGGTTCCTGTTTTGGTGTTGCCGCCGTTCGCGACAACGATCTTAATCCGGTCGTTCGCAAGCAGCATATTGGCCGTAACCGCAGTCCCACCTGCCGCATAGAGCGAAGCGACGCCCGCCGTGCTGTGAGTGGCCTGCCGTGGCCCGCGGGTGGCTGACGCATTAACGTCGAGTTCCGCCCATAGCGTTTCGGTCGTCGATTCGTTTGTGATCGTGAAATCAACGCCGTCCGGAAAGTCTACCTTGACATAACGAACCTGATGCAGCGAACCATTTACAACGGGGGAGTACACCGTTGCGTCGCCACTGGCGTCGGTCGTGGCCGAAACTGTTATTCGTTGTGCGAACATTACGACTCCTTTAGGTGTTGGTCAGCGCGGCACTGATGACCATCTTGCCGTTGGGAAGGATAACGCCGAGGAAAGCGACTTCGGTTCCGGTATCCGTCCACGTCAAATCAATGTCACCGTCGGCTTCGCTGATCGCCAGAAATGCCTTCTTCGCCACGAGAGCCAGGAGCGCGCCATCGGTACCGATTGCGATTCCGGTCGAGCCGCCGGTGGCAACAAATGCGTCGCCGCTAGCGTCGAACAGAACCACGATCTTTACCAATTGCCGCACGGCAATGTCAGCACCAGCAGCATCGGTAAGCTGCACGGTGATTGCCCGGACGTTTGTACTTTCCGCCCCAACCACAATGGTTGCACCGGCAACCGCACTGCCGTTGTCGATAAATCCGCCGGATTCGACAACCACGCTGCCGCCGGACTTGACGCGCAGAACCGCCCCGTCCTGTTCACGAATGATCTTTGTGTTTTCAAGTGCCATAACAAAACTCCAATTCAAAATTGGGGGCGGGCGGATAAGGCCCGCCCCCAGGTTAAAGGGTTACGAGCCGGCAATCGACGTTGACGCCAGAACCGACGCGGTGGCCTGCGTGATCGGGCTTTTCTTCCCGACGTATCGAATGGCAATAATGCCATTGCAAACGCAGTTTTGGGTTGCACGGGTCAGCGTGCAGTAAACGTAGCGAAGCTGCGGACGGTACACGTCCACGATCAACAGCTTGTTATCCGCGTCAGTCGTTGACACGGAAGTTGCCGTTGCGGTGCCGCCGGTAATCGCCACTGCAGCACTGGTCGAGTTTGCGGTGTTATTCAACGCCGTCAGCGTCAACACCGTTCCGCTCGTCCCGTCGCCGGTCAGGGCGATGAACACAACGCCGTCATAACCGGACATGTCGAGGATGTCCGAGGTCAGGAGCGTAGTACCCGCAACCGCTTCAATTTCGATGTAATCAAAAGCGCAATTTCGTAAGAGAGTAGGCATGGAAAAATCTCCGTTTGGATTTGGTTGATGGAATGGTTACGCGAGTTTGACACGGGCAAACGCCTCTTCAAGAACCGGCATGCCGTCGGTTTCCAGACGGCCAATAAAGCCCGTCTGATTCGTGGCGGCATACAGTTCCACAAGGCGCTGAACGGTCAAGCTGAGGTTGTCGGCGATCCAGTAAAACTTGAGGTCGCCGAAGAGTCCGACGTAAAGGCCGGTGGTGAATGTATTCGGCGCGTACTCGGTGATGTTGACCGGACGATCAAGCAGCGTGTTGGGCATTCCCTGCAGGCCCGGCGCCCAGAGGTATTGACCGTTGCCATCCTTGAGCTTTCGGATTTGCTTCACTGCATCGCGGTGAAAAATCCATTCGCCCGTGGCCTGATACTGTGCCTTCAACGCAAACTTTGCGTTGATAAGGCCGTCGGCGGTAACCGAAGAGGTCGTGTTATCCGTCGAAACGTCCCGGCCCGTGCTGATCCCGAAGGCCGACGCGGTGAACAGGCCTAGCGGCTGTTGAGCGCCGGTGCCAGTCATAAAGCCCTTCTCCTGCGAAATGGCGTGTTTGTACGCGAGTCGTTGGGCGACGATCGATTCCGCGGAAATCGAGGAGACACGCAACAGGGTATTGCTGACTTTGATCCGCTTGGCGAGCGGGTGCGGCGCGAGTTCACGCCGACCGAACGCCATTGCCGAATCTTCGTTGCCCGTGCCAAGTTCGCTCGTCCAGTCGGCATCGTCCATGTCCGTGTCGAGACTGGGAACGCCAAGCGACTTCGCGCCGTTGGCTTGGAAAACGTTGGCCTTCTGGCGGATGATGACGGCGTTGTCAACGAACTTGAGAAGCTCGGCAACCATCGTCATCGGTGCCTGCAGGTAGCCGCCGGTCACATTGATGTCAGCTTGCAAGGCGCGGGTTTGGTCGCCGTCCAAGCCGGTGAATCCGTTCGACAGCCATCCGCCGAAAGCCTGCCGGTATTCGTCGGTAGCGTGCGGGATGGATTCGCCGTTCTTGCGGAACAGCGGAACGCTGCGCCGGGTCGAATAGCCTTCGCCCCACGAGATCTCCCGGCGTTCATCGTCGGTAATCGCGTTGTTTTTGGGCGCGGTGTTGGCGGTAGTCGGTTCGGTACGCCGGCCCGCAGGATCGCCCTGCTGCTTGAGCCAGTCGCTTCGAGCTTCGGCCTTGATAAGAACCTGCCGCTTTTCGTCCAGCACGTCCGCGTCGGCCATCGCCTTGTCGAACTGTCCGGTTTCTTCCGGCGTCATGTCTCGCTTTTCCGCGCCGGCCTTGTCGTTGATCTGGCGGGCTTGGGTCACAAGCTTTGTCCGCTCTTCTGAGATTTCTTTCAGGGTCATTGGATTGCTCCGTTAGGTTACAAAATGAAACACTTGGCCAGACGCCTGCCCGCTGGGTGGCGACTTGCCCGATACGTTGC